GATGGGATAGCAATACTATTTATATAAATAGACCGCATATTATTACTGATAATGGTCATGTTTTTTACACGACTTCAACTTTAACATTAATGGAGATAGCAGGATGAGCACACTTAAATTAATACCGTCTAGTGGTGGAGGATCTGTTTCTTTAGTTCCACCTAGTTCGACAAGTGGGGCGGATGTAAATATTACGCTACCAACTACCAGTAGAGGTTTCGGGAAGATTATTCAAGTTGTTTCGACTCTTAAAAATGATACTTTTACAACGACAAGTACTACCTATACAGATATTACAGGTCTTAGTGTTAATATTCAGCCTACATCGACTGCAAGCAAAGTATTAGTTAGTTTTAACGTTGATGCCAGTAATACTACTAATCATTCTTGCAGAGTAGGTATCTTTAAAGGTGAGGCAAATCTCCTTGGCTCAAGTGAAGGTAATAGATTGAGAGGATGGCAATTATATATTTATAACGACATGAATACATCTGGCAGACATTCGTTTCAAATATTAGATTCACCCTCATCAGACCAGACTCTTACTTATAAAGTTAAAATGGCTGTCCAGGCTGGAACGGGAACGGTAAATAGGTCGGGAGCTGATCTCGACAACGCATTATATGGATATAGAAGTGCGTCTTCTATTACAGTCATGGAGGTAGCAGCCTAATGGGAACACTTAAAACAACAAACATTAAACATGCTTCCTCTTCTTCAAATAATATTGTTCTAAATAGTGATGGCAGTACAACATTTGCAAATATTTCTAATCAAGTAGGAAAAATTATTCAAGTTAAACAAACTATAATGACCGGTGTCTTTAGTACCGAGAGTACTACCTGGGATCACATATCCGGTTTAGATGTAACTATTCAACCGGCTTCTTCCAGTAATAAAATCCTCATAGCAGTTAATCTTGGTATTGTTAGTTCTTACGTTAATAATTCTTACGCAGGTTTCAGATTGGTACAAGTGAACGGTTCAAGTGAAACTCCTTTAGGTCTTGGCACTACAGCAACTGGGAACAGAGTTAATGTTACTTTTGCTGCTTTGGGCTTCTATATGAGCAGCAATGGTTACCAGGGATTTCCTGCAAGTTACCAGATCTTAGACACTCCAAGCACTACAAATAATTTGACTTATAAGCTTGAGGCTTTTAGTGGCTATGTTCCTTCTGCTGGTTATAAGATCTACGTTAATAGGCCAGGGCAAGATGTTGACGGCACTTATACACAACGTAGTTCTTCAACAATGACAGCAATGGAGATTGCTGCTTAAATCTCTATTTATCCTACTCTTTTAAAAACAATGCCTTCTTTAGACCATGATGCTATATACAGAGCATATCCGAAAGCCGTCACCATTGATGATGGAACAGGAGCCTTAGACTCTGATGGTGCTTCTATTACGTTAGAACAATCAAAGATTGACACGGCAAGAGCAGAACTAAATGCAGAGGCTGCGGCCGTTAAATACAAGTCAGATAGAACTACTGCTTTTGCTTCCATAGGGGATCAATTGGATATGCAGTATTGGGATGCAGTAAATGGAACTACAACTTGGAAGGATCATGTTGCTAAAGTAAAGGCAGATAATCCTAAGCCTAGTTAACAATGGCTATAGCACCTGGAACGTATGATATGACGATCCAACGGAGATCAGATCATGGCGTTAATTTCGAGCTTAAAGATTCAGAGGGGAGTGCTGTAAATCTTACTGGTTCAACACTTTCCTCACAAGTATGGGATGCTTCAAGAAGTGCGAAAGCAGGAGACGCAACTATTACAGTTACTAATACAACAGGTGGTTTGTTTACTTGGAAAGTAACTGACACTCAGACAACGACATTTACAGGAGAAGAATATAAGTACGATATTTTATTAACCAATTCATCTGGCGATAAAGAATATTGGGTTGAAGGTACAATTTATATGAGCGAAGGTTACACAGCATGACATCAGTTAACGTCACTACTAACAAAAATACAATTACCGTTCAAGAAGGTGATGCCACTACCGTCACTGTTGCAACGGTAGGTCCGCAAGGTGCTATAGGGCCTACTGGTCCGGCTAGTATTGATATAGAAGATTCAGCTAAGATAAATAAAAGTGTCATTTATTATGACTCGTCATCCGGTAAATA